ATGAAGTTTAAGGCATTTGTGAGACGTAAAAAGAAAGATGATGAACTAAGTGAAGAATATTTGAATGAACTTTTTGATAAACCTTACAAGTTCAAAAAGATTAATATTGCCTTGAAAGATAGAAAAATGGCTTCACTAACAGCTGATAGTCCTCAAGGTGAAATTCGTATAAGCTTAGAGAATTTTGGTAGACTCGGAAAAAATAATTTTGAATTAGATTTTTCGGTAGGCAATAGGTTCTCTAAAACAGGTAAAGGTGACCAATTTAGAATTTTTTCTACAGTAATTCAAGGTCTGAAAATGATTATTGATAAAGAAAAAGATGAAATCAAAACTGTAACTTTTAGTGCAGATAAAGAATATGATGATGACACTTTTGATGCTGCTTTTGACGGAAGACCCGTTTCTAAAAGCACGACTAATTTGAGTCGTTCTAGATTATACAATACGATGATAAAAAAGTTTGCTAGTAAAATGGGGTTTAGTGTAGATATTGATGACTCCAGCAATAGAGTTACAGTATATACGCTCAAAAACAAAACCTTTAAAGAATCGTAAAGGTAATATATGTTTGCACTTCTTGGTTCTGTTCTAGGTTTCGGCACTTCCTTTGCTCCAAAGATTTTGGAGACGATTAATAAAGGTCGTGAACAGAAGCATGAACTTGCTAAGATGAAAATGTCTGCTGATATTAAGATGCAGATGCAAGATGCTGAGTTTGACCATCTACAAGACATGGCTCACCATGAAGAACATAAACGTCTAATCGAACATGATATTGCTATCTCTAAAGAGACAGGGTTCTTTGCAGGACTGAAAAAAGGTGTGCGACCAATCATCACATACTGTTTCTTTGGTTTCTTTCTGTTCTATAAAATAGTCCTTGTAATGGAAGCAATGCGGTCAGGACAGGACATGGCAGCAATATCTGATGTAATATGGGATCCTCAATCCCAATCTATCTTTGCAGCAATCATTTCATTTTGGTTTGGTTCACGGGCAGTTGAAAAACTAAAATAACTTGACAATGTGTAAAAAATAAGATAGTATAAGTAATACACTAATTACACAAATCCATACAAAATAAGAGGTAGGTTCTATGACAAACGGTCTAGACATGAGGGATTTTTTGTCCCAAACTAAATTCTATGAAGGTTATTCACGGTATATTGACGACGAAAACAGATATGAAAGTTGGGATGAATCTGTTGACCGTGTAATGGCAATGCACAAAGGTTATTATAAAGATAAGATGTCTACTGCACTTGCAAATGAAATGGCAACTGCTAGTAGTGCATATAAAGAAAAACGTGTTCTAGGCGCACAACGTGCTTTACAGTTTGGTGGTGACCAGCTGCTTAAACATCAAATGAAAATGTATAACTGCACTTCCTCTTATGTAGATCGTGCATCTTTCTTTGGTGAATATTTCTATATTCTTTTGTGTGGTGCAGGTGCAGGTTTTTCTGTTCAAAACCACCATGTTAATAAACTTCCTGCTATCCAAGAACGTAAGAAGCAAGCAAAAGGTTATATTGTAGAAGATAGTATTGAAGGTTGGGCTTCTGCTCTGGACGTGCTTATGTCATCTTACTTTGTTGGTGGTGGTAACTACCCTGAGTTTGAAGGTCGTAGAGTATTCTTTGACATGACTAACATTCGTCCCAAGGGTGCAAAGATTTCTGGTGGATTTAAAGCACCGGGTCCAGATGGTCTGCGACAGGCACTTGACCGTATTGAATACCTTATCCAAGGTGTTGTAATGGGTTCTAAGGAACCTGTGCAGTTACGTCCTATTCATGTCTATGATATTGCTATGCACTGTGCTGATGCTGTTCTGTCTGGTGGTGTGCGTCGGTCTGCTACTATCTGTTTGTTCTCTCCTGATGATACAGAGATGATGAATGCCAAGACAGGCAACTGGTTTACTGATAATCCACAACGTGCAAGGTCTAATAACTCTGCTGTTATTGTTCGTAAGGAAACTACCAAAGAACAATTTATGGGTATCATGGACAGCATTAAGCAGTTTGGTGAACCCGGATTTGTATTTGTAGAATCTACTGAGCATACAACTAATCCATGTGTAGAGATTGGTATGTTCCCACAGATTGATGGTGAGTCTGGTTGGCAGGGTTGTAACCTGACAGAGATTAACGGTGGAATGTGTGTAGACGAAGAGTCATTCTACAAGGCATGTGAAGCTGGTGCTATTCTTGGCACACTACAGGCAGGATATACAGATTTTACATATTTGCCTGATACAACAAAAGCAATCTTTGACCGTGAAGCACTTCTTGGTGTGTCTATCACTGGATGGATGAATAATCCTGATATTCTTTTTGATGGTAAGATTCTAGAAAAGGGTGCAGAGATTGTTAAAGAAACTAATAAGAGAGTTGCTGAGTTACTTGGTATTAATGCTGCTGCTCGGACTACTTGTGTTAAGCCTTCTGGCAATGCTTCTGTACTCCTTGGCACTGCAAGCGGAATTCATGCTGAACACTCTGAGCAATACATTAGAAACATTCAACTGAACAAAGACTCTGAAGTTGCACAGTTGATTGCTAAGACTAACCCTAACATGGTAGAAGACTCTGTATGGTCTGCTAATGGAACTGACTTTGTTGTTTCGTTCCCTATTACACCCAAGCAAGGTTCTATTCTGAAAGATAAACTTATTGGAACTGACCACCTTGACTTAGTTGCCAAGGCACAAAAGCATTGGGTAAACACTGGTAAGAATCCAGAACTATGTGCAGACCCTACAGTATCACATAACGTTTCTAATACTATTCTAGTAGAGGATTGGGATGATGTTGCTGAATATGTTTATAGCAATAGGGATAACTTTGCTGGTATTTCTTTCTTGTCTACTTCTGGCGATAAAGATTTCAATCAAGCGCCAAACACTGAAGTACTCGACGCTGAAAAAATGGTTGAAAAATATGGAGTGGCTGCTGTATTAGCATCTGGTCTAGTTGTAGATGGTCTACAGGCATTTGATGACCTTTGGATGGGTTGTATGACTGCACAGGGATATGGTGAAGATATCTCTGCTGAAAGTTCTAAGAACACACTAAAGAAAGATTGGGTGCGTAGGTTTACAGCATTTGCCGATAAATATCTTGAAGGTAATCTGAAGAAAACTGAGTATTGTTTGAAAGATGCATATCTTGTGCATAAATGGGAAAAGATCAAAAGGTCTTACACGCAAGTAGAATGGATTTCTGAGTTGTCAGAAAAGAAGTTTACTGATGTAGATACACTAGGTGCAGCAGCTTGTGCTGGTGGTGCCTGTGAAATCGACTTTTAAGGAGAGTATATGAAATACCGTATTATCTGTGATACCTGCGAAGTGGAGAGTGTGGTTCATCTAATCTATGATGAACCACCTAACCACTGCCCTTATTGTGGTTCTGAACTCACCGATGATGAGATTTCAGAATATGATGCAGGATGTCTTTGTGACTAATATAAGTAACCTCAGTTGAAACACACTGGGGTTATTTTTTTATATGTCTGAGAAATATTATGGTTGGTATTATGAATTTGGTGAGTATGATCCTGAACATGCTCCAGAAGAGTTTGTAGGGTTCGTCTACAGGATACAAAACCTAGACACTAACCAGAAGTACATTGGTAAAAAACTGTTCTGGAACCGCAGGAAAACCAAGGTAAAGACCAAGGCTGGTGGAACTAAAACTAAGTATGTTACCAAAGAGTCTGACTGGAAGAGTTACTATGGTTCAAACAAGCAACTTCAGGAGCAAGTCCAAGAAGTCGGTGGTGATAAATACTATAGAGAAATCTTAAGGTTCTGTAAAACTAAAGGTGACTGTTCTTACTATGAAGCAAAATATCAGTTTGAATATAATGTGCTACTAAGGGATGATTACTTTAATGAATATATCCAGTGTCGGATTAATGCGAAACATTTGAAAAGAGACGATGATGAATGAGATTAAATTGAATGTTTTTGAGGTTCTGCAAAAAGTAGCAGCAACCAAAAAGAAAGAAGAAAAGATTGCCCTTTTACGGAAGCACGATTCTTTTGCTCTTAAGTCAGTCATTCAAGGCTGCTACAATTCCAATATTAAACTACTGTTGCCAGAGGGTGATCCGCCATATACCGCCTGTGATCCCCATAACTGCCCCTCAAACCTTTTGAGGAAGGCAAGAGACTTTGCTTACTTTGTAGGACAGAAAGGTAAAAACATTCGTCCTATTAAGAGAGAAACTATTTTCATTAATCTTTTAGAAGGTATCCATCCAGAGGATGCTAAGATTGTATTGCAGATGAAAAACAAAAAACCCTTCAAAGGTCTTTCAGCTGCTTTAGTCAAGGAGGTTTACCCTAACTTGATGCCCCCTGACTGATTTGTTATGTAAACATATCAACTAACCGAAGGAATGCATTATATGCTCGTTTCTCAAATCGACCGTTTGAAAAAAGATTATCGTGAACTTGAACATTATGAAAGAAAACTAATTAAACAAGGGAGAGATAAAGTGGTAAGAAATATGAAATTGAAACGAGAATATCTGGGTAAATCAATAAAAGATTTAGAGGATCAACTTTATACTTGACAAGTCCTAAATCATAGTCTATAATAAGTTTACTTTAGGGCCCGGGGAATATATACATTCTCTGGGTCTTTTTATTCTTGACATTCGTATCTATATAATGTATTATCCATCTATAAACTAAAGGAGAAGAAATATGTTAGCAAAAGTATTTTGGAGAATCTTTTCTCTTGACAAAAGCATTCATAGGAAGTATACTCTTTTATATGATGATTTGTGTGAATAAAGAGTATGCAGGTGTGATGTAACGGTAGCATGACAGTCTCCAAAACTGTTCGTCAAGGTTCAAATCCTTGCTCCTGTGCCAAACTTATATGATGATTTGTGTGAATAATCTTATGCGGACATGGCGGAACTAGGTATACGCAACGGCCTTAAAAGCCGTCGGCCATTGGCCTTGTGGGTTCGAGTCCCACTGTCCGCACCAAACTTATTAATGGCCCGTAGTTCAGCGGTTAGAACCCTCCGCTCATAACGGAGCTGTCCTCAGTTCGAATCTGGGCGGGCCAACCAAA